CGCAAGCCGTCTTCGTGCTTGCTGTTGTGCTTGTTGTGGCAGGCGATGAGGGCGTTGCGGACGGCGTTGCGGACACGGTTGGGTATGTGGTGTTCCATCAGTTCCCGCTGTAGAAAGGGTTGTCCGCGAGCAGGTCGTCACAATCTGGGGATACGAGGTCGTCAGGAAAGATGGGTTCGAGGGAAGGCCACGCCATATGACCCCCCTTGGTTGCTATGCCACCGCCTGACCTCTTTCGCTGAGAGCCTTCTCAATCCGCTGCTTGGCAATCTCGCAGTACGCAGGGTCGAGTTCGATGCCGATGAACTTGCGGCCAGTCTTGATGCAGGCAACGCCGGTGGCACCTGCACCCATGTATGGGTCAAGCACCATGCCGCCATCGGGAACCTTGACCTGCTCGATACACCACTCCATGAGAGCAATTGGTTTCTGTGTTGGATGCACTCGCTTCTGGTCCCTCTCACTGGCCTTTATCATGCCGTTCCATCGGTGGTGAAGCAGGCGGGCAGGTCCGGGCGCGTTCGTCCAAGCAATCTCAACGTCGGCGTTGTCGTTCTGATTCATGCCTTCGCGCTTGTCCCAAATAAGCCACTTGGACACGAACGGCAAGCGATTGGCAAAGTAGTTGCCACCCCACAGAACGACGCGCGGATACCCGACAAACGGCGACGGGTCAAACGGACGGTCATCGCCAGCAACGGGCGGGAAGTCGTTGCACTCTGCTAGTTGTCCGCGTCCTTTCGCCTTGCGGTCGCACCGCTCGCTTACGCCGTATGGAGGATCTGCGATAACGGCATCAACGATGCCAAGATACGGCAGGATTTCAAGACAGTCACCGCAGTAGAGCGTTACGTCGTCGGTTTGGAAGTAGGGGACAGGTAAACTCATGTAGGCATCATCCTTATTTCCGCTGACCAGTTCTTGCCGTGATTGCGTGACAGGCGTTCGTGCTTTGCCTCTGCAAGCAGTACCGCTGGCTGCCACTGGCTTGTGTCAAGCCGTGCTGCCCATTCAGGCTTCAAGGGGCCGATGGTCCCCACGTTGGCGTACCACCACGGCAGCGGTATCTTCTTGGTGCGCAGGCATCGCGTGACTTGCTCAGGGCGGTGGGTGTGGGCGCGGACAAACAGGCGGTGGGCGAACTCGCCAGTCATGTTGTTAGTCTGCAAGGCTTCGGTTTCGCCGCTGTTCACGCCTGCGTCATAGCCGTGCGTGAAGACAATCTGCCCAACGCTGTATGTCCCCGTGGCCGACTTGATGTACGGCACCTGCTTCCATCGCAGGAACTCTGGCCCCCACTCTGACAGGTTCCAGTGGACAAGGCTGCGCAGTCGCTTGGGCACACGGCGGGCGTCGTTGCGTTGCAGGTTGTCATCGTGGTTGCCGAGCATCCAGACGAACTGGGTGTCCTTGTGGCACGCCTTGCGTACTCGCTCGCTAGTCTCAGCCGCAGCTTCAAACTCGTCTCGTTGGTCATGGTCAAACTCGTTGTTGTCGTGGACGCTGCCGCCGACTGCTTCAAGCCGGTCGCCAAGGTGGACGACAATCTGGGGCTTCCATTCCTCGATGCGTGCCAGCAGCCATTCGATGTGGCGTTTGGGTGTGAATGGCGCGTGTTCGCAGCCGTAGGCCAAGACGCGGACGGTTTGTGCTGCCATGCACTTCCCTTGTTAGTGGTTACTAAGTTTAGAAGTTGCGCAGTGCCGTTGTCAACGGTTTCTGCGACAATCCCCACAACTCAGCCTGATATTTCGCGCGGTCGTAACGAAGCGTCTCTTGCTCACGCTCGCGTGAACGCTGCTTCATCTGCGCGACTTCCATGCGGTTGACAGACCCCAGCGATTCGCACAGCATGGCGAGTGCGTCGATTGCGCCGTCTTCGCCGAGCGAATTGCGGTCACGGGTAAGGTTGGCTATCTGGAATTGGATGTTGTTGTGTGGGTCGTCAAGGTCAGTCACCCTGATAGCCTTGCGGTCAAACACAACGCGGTGGGCACCAAACAGCGGTTCAAGTGCGCTGGCAATGCGAACTTCCTTCTGTTGCCCGTAGTTGCGGATGGGCGTGACGGTGCAGGTCCAGCCTTCGGGATACTCAGCACGCTCGCCTGGTTGAAGCGAGAGGCGGCGGACAAGTCGCTCAAGGCTGGTCTGACACTGGCCTGACGTGTCGATGTTTGTCTCAAACACCAACTCGCGGACGTGGTACTCGCGGCAAGTCTCAACGACTGGCAGCAATGCTTCTTCGTCAAAGCCGCCTTTGAGTCCCTTGCATTCCTGAATGAAAATCATCCCGCCAGCAGCGCAGCCCACGGCGAAACCAGACTTGTCCGAACCACGGCCAGCAGGGTCCAAAGCGGCAACGCGGCGATTTGCTGGCCCCCACTGTGAATCAATATGCACCGGGCCGTACAAGCCGTCACCCTCAAAGCCCATGCACTCAATGTCGAGTTTCGTGCTTCCATTGTGATTGCTCTTTCCGTATGACAGCGTGAGGGGCAGCAACTTGCCTGACGGGGGCTTGGGCACGTCGTAGATGATGAGGTCTTCAAGGCGAAGTGGGTACTTCACCATGTCCTGAATCTGGACGGCCATCATCATTTCAAGCAGCCAGTTGCGCCGACCGGCAGCACGCTTGACGGTGATTTGCTCAGGGCCGAAACGCTGCGGGCAGGTAGGTTCGCCGGGCTTGGCTTCGCCACGGTCCATCTTGTCCTTCAGGAACGGGGCGAGGTTCAGCGTCGGCTCGTCTGCGTTGGGGTACGCAATGGGCACACTCAGAATCTCAAAGCCACGCTTGCGGTATTCGAGAACCAGCGAGCTTTCGTGCTTGGGTGTCTGACTCGCCAGAATCTTGAGCGGGTCAACACGCCTGCGGGCCTTGCTCTCGTCTTCGTTGCCGTACAGGATGTTGGTGAACTCGGTCGTCAGGTTGCGTAGTCGCTCACGCGCTTCGATAGTCTCGCACGTCCCTTTGGTTTCAATGTCGTCGGGGTAGATGGTGTGGGCACGGTTGCCTTCAAGTTGACCACCGATGCCGATGATGACAAACGACGGCTGACGGTTTGGGTCACATCCCCATACGTCAAACGAAAGCATGTTGTCACGCTGGCCCTTGTGCGGGCGAAGGTGACGAAGGAACGAACAGCGGTCCATCGCAGACCTGATGGTGTGCCCTGACTTCTTCGCGTCCTTTTCGCTCTGGCTGATGATGAGAGCCTTGCGGTTGGGGTCGCGGAAGACTTCATGCAGCGAGTTGACGATGGTGAGTCCGTGCGACTTACCTGAGCCACGGAAGGCAAGCAGGCAGCGAAGAACAACATCCTTCGCGGCGTCCTTCCCGCTGGTGTCGCAGGCCCAGTCAAACATGGATTCTTCAACCCACGTCAGCGCGTTCAGCGGCCAGTTCATCTCATCCCACACAGCCCGTCGAAAGTACGAAGGCGAGTGGTAGAGGCGGTCAATGTCCCATTGCATTCTTTATTTGTGCGATGATTGGTCCAGCCATGTCATCGTCATCGACAGGCTTGGACGCTGGCAGTTCGCCAGCCTTCTTCTGGATGCTTCCGAGTTGTGCAAGGATGGTGTTGCCAGCATCCAGTGTGATTTCGTTGTTCTTGAGGTGGGAGGCCATCACCTCGAAATACTTGGCGTCTGCCGTGACGTTGACGGTTCCGCCGTTCCCGTCAGGCACCGTGCGACCGTTCTCAAGGATGCCCATAAGCGCGCGGTGAAAGCCGTTCAGCAGGTCGTTGCCGTTGTAGTGGCGGGGTGCTTGGTCACTCATTTTCAGAACGCTCCGGCAAGTCATTGAGTGCGGAGTTGATGAAGTTGCGAAGGTTCGCTGCGTTGGGAATCCACAGGGCATTCTGCAAAGTCTTCGCGTTACGCTGCGAGAAGTCGTAGTCTGGGTCAAGCGGTGCGCGGACGGTCGAGAACGCACCCAACGCATTGTCGATCCAGTCGAAGGTGGGGTTGCCAAGCAGCAAACCCTTCACGCCGTTGTCTGTGCCAAGGCCGCTAATGCGTTGTGGCGCGAACACGGGTGAGCCATCGCCAAGTGCAATCGCGGCATCCGTGAACATCGGCAGCAAGCCAGCCCATGCAGCGCGGCCAACGGCAGCCTTTGCGATGCTTGTTTCTGACAGCATCCGCCTGCGGTATTCCTCAGCGTCAGGACGGCCCACGCTGTTGACCCACACGCCAGCCACGTACATCATCGTCGCGCTGGCAGAACCAGTCAGGAAACTGATATACCCAGCGGCATCTCCCATTTGCAGGTTGAACATCATCTGCGTTTCCATGCCTCGGAACGCATACGTGCGGAACTGCAAAAGCATCTTGCCTTCGACGGTGTTGCCAAAGAACCGCGTCATCATCGTGCTGTCACCTTGGTTGGTGGCACGGCGAACAAAGCGGTTGGATGCGTTGCGGAACTTGGTGGCTAGGGCAGCATCGCCCCATGCACCTTCGTTGGGGTCAATAATTACGCCGCTTGGGTCCTTGATAGCAAACTGACGAATCTTGGCGGCAATTTCAGTGTACTCGCCTGAGTTGATACCGAGGGCAAGGATGCGGTTCTCAGATAGTGACGGGGCGTTGTCGTGTAGTTTCTGGACAAAGCCAGCGTACAGGATTGCGTCACCCATATCTGCCACGGGTTGCTGCAATGACGTGTACGCACCGGCGCGTGCGCCAAAGCGTGCGGCAAACTCCACCTTCTGCAAGGCACCATCGACTTCGCCCAAGTTGGGGTCACGCAGCGATGATGAGCCAGTCACGCGGCCAGTAGCAAGGCCAGCACGGTACGCGGCGGCGATAATGCCCTTGGGCGGTTCACCCTTGATAGTGGCATCCACAAGGTCGCGAAGTGCCGGGAATGATTTGTACGTTGCACGTAGGCCAGTCTCAGGCGACGCAATGGCACGCACAACGTCGCCAACGTTGGCGATACCGCTGACGAGTCCTGAAAGCGACCGCATGAAGTTGAGCGACATGATGGTGCGGACAGCCGAGTGATAGATTGCCTTGCCAGCCGTGTCTACGTCCTGCATGGGCAAGCCGCTGACAGAGCGGTAGGCAGCCTCAAGCCGTGCAAGGTTGCCTTCGTTGTCGATGCCTTCTCGCTGTGCAGCCTTGCGGGTGAATGCGCGGAACTCGCTGAGTGTTTGCAGGTCAATGCTGTCATCGTCAAACTTGTACCGCATCACGCGCTCAAGTTCGGCAATCATTGCACCACCCATCATCTTGCGGGCGTACCCGTGATACAGCGATTGGGCATCATTGAGCAGCAAGTCTTCAATGGCAATCTGCTTGCCATTGGGCGTGGGGCCAACGTACAACTCGTCAAGCGGGACACGCGAGCGAAGCATTGAGAGAACGTCGCTGTCATCGGGTGGCGTGAGTTGTGCGCGAAGTGTGCCTAGTTCGGTGTCGCTGATATTGGGCACAATGCCGCGAACAATGCGGTCAAAGTCTGTGCGGGCAAGGGGGATAAGCCCGTGCGGGGACTTGAGTGTGCCAGCGTTGTTGAAGATTGCCTTTGCCATTGCAACGGCAAGTTCGTCCATCGTTGCTGGCGGCAGTGGCACACCCGCGTTCATCTGGTTGCCAAGGCGGGGCAGAATCGCATCCGCCAACGTGCGAACCACAACATCCTGCCCGTGTTCGGTTGCCGCGTTATCCAACGCCTGACGCGACCATGAGCGAGGCATGTACATCTTGGTGGTGTCGAGCGTTTCCGCGCCGCGAACACCGTGGGCCTTGGCAAACTCACCAATCTCTTTGGCAAACGCGATGTAGCGTTCTGCGGCTCTGCGAGCGAACGGGTTGGACGCTGGCAAGCCTTCGATTGCACGGCGTGCTTCGCGGCCCACTTGCTGCTGAAAGCCTGTGTAGCTGAACGTGCCAGGATCGGCTTGCATCGCCGTCTTGAGGTTGATGTTGCCATTGGCGTCACGCAGGTTGATGAAGCGGTTGCCGATGTTGACTTGCCCGTTCTTCTTTGCATCCGCAAGGAACGCCGCCCACTCTGCACGCACGTCCTGCTGCACAGGCGTCCAGCGTTCACGCATGGCGCGTTCAACTTGCTCCACGCCTGAGATGTGAGACATGGTTTTGCTGCCGGGCATTTCACCACGGCGAAGCAGCGTGTGCGTCATCAGGCCATTGGCGAGAACGCGGTGTTCGTCCACGGGCGTTTGACTGGTCAGGTCAAACATCGTCCAGCGATTCGGGCTGACGGTGACTTTGCCGCCCAAGTCTTTACTGAGAACGCCCCACGCCGAACGGTCGTCGATGCTGCTTGCGTCAAAGCCGCCGACGATGTTGTGTGCGGGGGCGGGTGCTGCACTGGTCAGGCGGATGCCGTACTGCCCGGCTGCACCCATTGCCGTCGTGCGGCCTTGACCACCAGTGTCAGATTGTGGCGTAAGCCTGTCGTTGATTCGGCCAAACACGTCTGCGTCTGCCCTGACAGGACGTTCGGGGTACGAAACATCGACCTTGGCAATGATTGCGTCAGCCTCAGAATCCTCAAGCCCCGTGGCTCTCGCAACGCTCGCCATGAGGTTGTCGTCATGCTCAGGGCCGAACACGTCGGCGTACTGGGCCTTGCCAGCGTCGGACAATCCGCCTGCTTCGTCCACGGCCATCGCGGTTGTACGGCGGTCGGTCTTGTATGCCGCACTCTCTATGCCGTCGTCAAGTCGCGTGCGACCAAACGCAGCACTCAACCCACCACCGATGCCGAATTGCAGCATCAGCATGGCGGTCGATTCCTGCATCTCCTGCTCAGGCGTGAGCGAGTAGCCGAGGAACGGGACGCCAGCCGCGACGCTGCCGCCAATGGCGAAGCGTGCGAACGCCGACGACTCGCCGATGTACGGGCCAGCACCACCGAAAGCAACATCAGTGGCGGTGTCAATCACGGCGTCAACGCCGCGATAGTTGGGGTCTTGTGACGCGCGGTAGGCGTTGATGGGGGCGGACACTGCTGCGTTAGCAAAGCCCATGCGTGCGGCTTCGTAGACACGCGATGCGCGGGTGGCTTGCGTAGCGGTTACGCCACCACGAACGGCACCAACGGCGTAGCCCGCGCCCATGCTTGCAAGGTTGGCTGGGTTGACTATGGCAGCCGTGATGGACGCAAACGTGCCAGAATGCCCGGCTTGCATGAGTTTGCGCTTAGACTCGGTGAGTTGCAAGGCTTGGCTGCGAATGTATTGGGCATTCAGGTCGCTAACCGACTCGCCAAACATTGCGTGAAACTCTGGGTCAATGTCTCTGGATAGTTCTTGCAATCTCGCTGGTGTGATTGAATAACCGGGCTGAGGATCAAAGCCAGAACGGGAAACTTGGCGCACGAGCATCGCAACAACATCGTTGTCGAATGCCGCACCCCAAAGTTCTTTGTCGAACAAGCCCGTGACACTGTTCTTGAATCCAGTAACTTTCGCCCGTTCTGCTAGTGCTTCTTGCTGTGACCCAGCCGTGGGCACGTTGATAGGCGTGGATTGAAGGGGTGAGACTGGCGGAATGGGAGCGGCGAACGGGTTGGCTACTTGGCTCATCGTGGGAATGCGTCTCGGTTTCCGCCCATTTGTTGAGCAATGGCGTTCATGCGTTGTTGGCGTACTGCCTGCGCACCCGCGCGGGATCGGGCGGATGCGGCGATGATGTTCAGTTCGCTGGCGTTCTGCGAGCGTCGCCCAAGTTCTTCAACTGTCAATGGTGCAACAAAGCGGTCGTTGCCAGTGTCATCGCTGCCCGTGCGGACAAGCGAGTTCGTGCGGTAGTCAAAGAAGCGAATGTACTTGCTGATTGGGTCTTGCACGGCCATCACATGAATGTCTTTCATGGGATTGCCATCAGCGTCACGATTCACGTCGCCGTACAACTCAACAAGTGCATCAATCTGCTTGGAGAGTTGTTGTGCTGGCCCCATATTGCCGACCTTTGGTATTGGTTCTTCCATGATGAAACCAAAACCCTTCACATTGATAAGGCGGGCGCGAAGGTCGCGTTCGGCTTCTTTTTCTGGGTTCGGGTGGCGAGCGAGTCGAAGTTCAGTAATGCGACGCGCAGCCGCCTGCTCAAGTGTGCCTTGGTTGCTGAAGTTCGTGCTGAGTGATGATGTTGGAGCAAATTCTAAAGACGACGGAAGAAACGTATTTGCTATCGGCAGAAAGATGTTCGGGAGAATTGACGCTTCTTCGGCCAACTGCAAGCCAATCTCTTTTGCTTGGTCAGACAAGGTTGCGTCAACTGGTGTGAGCGAATCGACAGCGGCCTTTGCAATGGCCGCGTCCAGCACGTTCTCGTTGCCGCCCACGTTCGGGTTGAGCATGTTTGCAACAACGCGGTCGTAGAAAAGGCGTTCGTCGCCATGAAGTTCGACGGCGTTGGGATACGTGTCGCGCATGGCAAGGTGCAATCGCACAGCCTCGCGGGTGGCTTCTGGCACAGTGAACGCGCCGCCAGTGTTCTGTACGGACGCCTGTGAGACTGCGAGGTATCCGCTAGCGTGACTTCGCGACCACGAATCATCGACGTAGGCGAGTTGGCGGGACTTCTCTAGTTTCTGCCGCGTCTTGGTCTGTGGGTCAATGTTCTGGTCACTGTCAATGATGGCAAATTGCCGTTGCATCGAGTCTTTGAGAAGTTGCTTGCCGTTGACGGTCTGGACAACATTGCCGTCACTTTCGCGCACAACCTCTTGGTCCTGCAAGAAGAAAGCGGCGTCGTTATTGGTCACTGCGTCTGCGGCGAACTGCTGGATGTAGAACTGCTGCTGGGCGATGCTTCGCTCATCTTCGCGCTTGGTGGCTTCCTCGGCATACTTCTTTTCGTCGCTCTCAATCTTGTCCTTGAGAGTGGTGCGCATCCCGATAAGTTCGCCAGCGATTCTTGGGTTGTCGGTGATTGCCTGATCCAAGAACGCGAGCCGCGAGCGTGGCGAGAATTGGCTCCTGCCCTCAGCGTCATACTTGACGGCTGCGCGGCCGAGTGCGTCTTGAATGGTGTCCACCTGCTCGTTGCGAATACGCTGCTCGGCTTTTCTTGCGTTGTCAATCAGGGGAAGCAGGTCGTTCTTGAACTCAGGTGGCGCGTTGTCGTAAATTTCTTGCACGCGGGCGACGTTGCCAATCTCTGCCGCCGCTGCCGCTGGCGCACGCACCACACGGGAGTATGCGTCGTCGCGGGTCACAAGCGGGCTGCTACGAACAAACGTGTCGAGCGATTGCCACACTTCGGACACGGGCACCTTGGAGTCGGCGTTGTCAGAACCCATTGAATCTGCCTGATTCACCTGCTGCTGGGTTCTAATCTGCGTGTCTCTGGCTGCCATTGCACCGACAAATCGAGGCACGAAGTCTTGCACAAGTTCAGTGGCAAGGCTTTCATCCGTATCGGGCGGGAGGTAGCCACGGATAATTTGTGCCATCTCCTGCGGCTTGTCGGCTTCGTCAACGTCTGAAAGAAGCGTGCGACGCAAATCCTCTGGCGAATTGCTCTTGAGGCGTTCTTGGTAGAGTTGCAGTTGGACCTCAAGCGTGGACTTGCCCGCACCACGCTGGGCCTTTAGCACAACGTCGCGAGCGTCCTTTGCCCGTGCATCTGCATCCTTGCGTTCCGCCTCGCTCATGCGTGCTTCACGCTCAAGGCGAACTGACTCGCGGTAGCGGGCCAACTCCGCCTGCTGCCCCAACTGCGACACCGTGCCAGCCGCTTGCGAAAGCACCTGGGCGAGTTGGCTGGCAATGGGAGACACGCTATCGACCGCTTGCACGGTGGGCGTGTTGCTGATTGCGATGCCGCTTTGGGCGAGGCCAGCCGTGGGTGAAGCGGCGCGGGTTTGCCGAACCGCTGTCACGGCACGCTGGTCTGAGGGTATTTGGCTCATTGTCGTAGTTGGTCAATGCCAGTGCCAAGGGCTGCACCGGCTTGGAATCCTTGAAGTCCACCAAGAACCGCATTGAGGGGGCCGAACTGCTGCTGACTACGCAACTGCGCAATCGTCGCGTCAAACTGGGCACGACGCTGGCGCGCGCGGGTCTGCTCGTTGATGGAGATGATTTGCCGCTCGGTCGCGGCATTGTTAGTGTTGACTAACAACAAGTCTTCGATGCTACCCCCACCTGTTAGTCCACGCTCGGCAGCGGATGCCGAGATGCCGCCTGCAATGGTGCGGAATTGCTGGGTGGCACGTAGGCGTTCCACGGTTGCGGCGTCCACGATGCTCTGTAGGTCAAGGCTCGTGGCGTTGGCGGCGTTCTTCGCTGTGTTGCGTAAGGCGCGGTTGGTGCCGATTGCACTGATAAGAGCAAGTCCTGCACCTAGACCAGCACCTACGGGGCCAAGCGTGGATGCTAGACCAGCAGATGAGGCGGCACCAGACGCAGCCGCAGCCTGACCAGCCATGATTGAAAGCGTACTGAACTGACTCATATCAGATCACCGCCTTCTCTTGGATGCTCGTCACGTTGGTATCAAACTCAATTGCCGTGATGTTGACGGGGTGGCGGCTTCCGCTGCCAAGCGACAACTTGTATGAACCGGCTGGGCCAAGCTGGAACACCTTGAACGTCTGCTCAGTTTCCAAGAACCCACCAACGGGGCTGAATGAATTTCGCACAAGTCGATTGCCCGTATACACGCGGTCAATACTGAAATCACCACTGCGCCGCGTGCGGACGTGCAGGACTTGCGTGGTGGGCCGCTTGCCCAAGGCCGGAAGCCCGCCCTGAAAGCGGGTAAACGCTTCGGTGAAGTACAAAGCCATGTTGTACGAGCGGCCAATGGTCACTGCGCCTGACGAATAGTTGCCGGTTGCGGTCACGGTTGACCCGCCCCCGCCAGTCGTCACATCAATCAGCGTTCCATCGGCAAGAATTGCCTTGTTGTAGGTCGCGTCAGAGAACGTGTTGGCGTACTGGTCTGCTAGCGTCCACGTCGTAGTGCCTGCCGCGTGCGAACCAGTCAGGCTAATGCGGCGGTCAAGGCGGGTTTGACGACCAACGCTGCTCACGCCAATCAAACTCTCGCCAGCATCGGGCTGGACGCGAAGCACCTCAAGCAAATATTCCCCGCTGCTTGCCGTGATGTTGCGGTTTGAGTCACGGGTGACACGCTCAACCAGCATCCAGACCTCGTTACGCAGCGCGACCATATCGACGATGCGATAGATGGAGTCAAACAGGTACTTGGTCCACGCCGACTGAATCTTCTGGTTGCCTTCGTAGGCCGTGCGGTAGACGTAGAACAATTCGGCGTCGCCAACCACTGTGGCAAGCCAGCCTTCGCTGGGGACAGCCACCATCCGAGTGATGTTAGCCTCCACTAACGAAGGAACGTGGGCGGTAATGTCGGTCGCATACGACTGGGCAAATGCGTCGTCGTAGACGTACTCGCGTACCTGCGCCGTTTGCCTTGTGCTGCCCGTAGAACCCGCTAGGCGGTTGCTGGGGAAGTACACCCGTTGGTCCATCGACACAGGCGCACACGCCACAGCGGAGTGTCGTGGCCCGCGTGTGACCGTGGCTTGGGTAGGCGTAAAAGCATCGCCGCCAACTTCGTAGACCTGCTCAGGCTGTGTCAGCACCAGCAACTTCTCGCGGTACGAGAACAGCGAGTAGATGGTGGGCAACTGATCGCCTGACAATTCAAGCGTTATGCGGTCGCTGTCAACCACCTGGTCCTCAGACGTGCGATAGAAGTTGAACAGATTGCCGCTTTCGCTGGCAACCACCCACCGCCCCATGCCGAACACAAGGCGGTTCTTGTACAGTGCCGCGTCGTTGATAACCTCGCCGTCCTTGAACGGCTGGGGAATGTCGTTGGTTTCTTCGTCGCCTACGGGTCGGTCATCCCAAGCAATCTGGCTAACATCAAATGTCAGTGGGCTAACACTGGTCCGCACCATCTTGACGGGCATCTTCGTCGGGTCAAGGTCGTAGCGAAGTTCGGCGGGGCTTGGCACCCGCACCCAGCGGTCAACCACGTCAACTCGCACCGCGCCAGAACCACCACCGCCAGCGGCAATGGTGTAGTCGGCAGCCGTGGCAGAGAACGGGCGGGTGCTAACAGTCAGGTCGCCAGAACCGCCAGCACCAGACAAGGGCGGCAGCGGCGGGTAGATGATTGCGTCATTGCCCTTCCAAGGGCCAGTGACTTGAAACGCGCCGTTGGTGTACAGGCTCGGCACCCACGCAACCAGCACGGCGTTCTCGCCCAGCGAACGGAACTCTTGCTGGATGCGGGCAGCAATGTCGCTCATGCTGTCGTAGGTTGCAACAAGCGACGAGAAAGTAATGCTGATTTCGTACTCTTTGCCAACCCCGTCGATAGCAACGTCCGCTGCGGCAGCCATTGCGACTGACGTACCAGCGCGGTAGGTTGGTCCGCTTGTGGCATCGGTCACGATGATGCTGTTGGTCGGGTCGCCAGAATCAATTTCGACGAACGTGACGAAACCAGACGACGCGCCACCGCCAAACGTAAGGCCCGTGCCGCCAGTCACGCGGACGTGTTCGCCAGCCAGCACGGAAGCGCATGAGGTTCCAAGTCCAGCCTTGGTTAGTTTCCACCTATCGCCTGACACAAGCGTTGACGTGATAGCCGCCACACTTAGGGGCATACGGCGGAACGCCATGCGGAACTTCTTGGGGTCGCTCCCGCTGCTATCCCAGTCGCCATTGAGCTTCCACCAATCGGTGTAGGCGTAAATCTTTGCGAAGTACGTGGGGTACGTGCGGCTGTCAGTGCTGACGTATTGGTAGTAGCCCTTGGCAAAGTCAACACCATCGGCGCGTGCGCGGTGATACGTGTTGACCGCGGGCGTCTGCGCAGTCATCGCGTCGGCATCATCCCACGTCGCCGTCACCGTGTAGTTGGTGAAGTTCAGCGTGCCGGTTGCAACCTTCGTGTTGATGATGAGGGTCGTGTCGTTGATTGTGACCAACTTGAGGTCACGCGCGGTCGCGCTGCCTGAGTTGAGGTAGGTCTGTACGCCTGTGCCAAGGTTTACCGTGCCAGCCGTGCCGCTGCCTCGCTTATAGACGCGAATGGCGTTGTCTGCCCCATTGGGGCCAACCAAAGCCACGTACCGCTCAGTGTCATCACGGTCAATTGCGTGCAAGCGGTAGACGCCAGCGGCGGTCAGGCTCAAGCGACGGTCAACCTCGGTGCCAACCCGCTTGGTCGCACCGTCAAAGGTCGAGAAGTCGGCGTTGGCCGCGTCTGACACTTGGTTGGGAAACCGTGTCATGCCCGGCTGCTGCGTGATTCCCGCGTACAACACGCTGCTAGGAATCGGTGTCGCTTGCTCAGGCAGTCCCGTGCGTTGGAATTGGCTCATTGTTGGGGTTGCTGCGGCATCATCATCGGGCGATTGCGACGGCTAGACGTGCGGGGGGTGATGGGGGCGTTCATCACTTCGGCGCGAATCTTCTCCTCTTGGTTGTCACGCACCATGCCGCCGAACAACGCGGCAAACTTGGGCAGTGCATACGCAAGCACCTTGGCCTGCTCGCTGCCGTTTAGTTCCTCGAATGGTGCTTCTTCCCACACGTCAACGGTGTAGGTGCCAGCGGCAAACGTCGTGCTGCCAGCCTCGTTGTCAAACAGGAACACGTTGCTGCCGGATGGCCGAATGTCCAACTGCCGGTTCTCAATCGCGCCTTTGCCAACAACTTTGACCACGCGGCTACCAAGGTCGATGGTGCCGCCGCCAGTGTTGAATGACTTGTTGCGACTGCATCGCGAGTCAAGCCCTTCTTGACACACCTGCCGCGCGTAGAGGTCGATGTAGTATTCCGCATCTCCCGGCGGCGAAGCGGTGTACGTCTTGCTAGGCCAAGAGCCGGTGCTTTCAAGCGTGGTGATGCGAGGCACAAAGATTTCCGCCAGCATCAGGTTCACACCGTCAAGCCGTGAGTAGTTTGACATTGGTTGTCCTTACTGGGAAATCTGGAACGTGATTGACGGGGTGAGTGCAACCGTGGACGCGCTGACGCACTCAAGCACAATCGACTGGCCGGGTGGAACGATGATGCAAGGCTCGTTCAATCCTGCCGACAAGTTCAACTGACCTTCGGGGTAGTTGGTGGGGTATTGCTTCTCAATGAGAATGTCAGCCGCAACGGGGTAAACACCCCACGCGCCCGTGACCGCCGTGATGGTGAAGTCGGCAGTCTCAGGGCTGTTGGGGTTGACCTTGCGGGGTGTAACGGTAATTGACGTACCGCCACTGCCAGCCGATCCGGTGAGTCGCGAGATACGCCACTTCACTTCTGCCGTGGATGCCGATGCGTGCGTCACGTCGATGTTGCGAACGCCGATTTCGCGATTAGCTCCCGCTGTGATGACCGCCATTGCCTTGACGCCGCTGTTGACAGCGGACGTATTGACAGCGGCAGTGTTGATAACTGCTGACCAGTCGCTAGCCATGTGAACTCCTTAGTCTGGTTCGATTGTGTCTGGAAATCTGGGATCGCCCGGCGTTTGTCCGGGCGAAATTGTGCCGCCAGTCGATTGCGGGCCAGGGCCGGTGGGCGGCGTGCCGTCGATGACCGATGCTCTCCATCGCCACCTGTTGCTGGGCGTTGGATAACGCTGACGCTGGCTGCGCCTTTGATTTGCTCGCTTGCGATAGATGCGGGCGGGCGGGTCTGGTTGTGGGTCAGGCTGCGGCTGCGGTGGCGTTTCGTCGCCAGGTATGTCGCCGCCCGGTGTAATCGTCGTGCCCGGTGGCCCCTGCTCGCCAATTGGCGGCGGCTGTGTATCGTCAGGCGGGCAACAGCCTTGTGCAATAATTGAACGTGCGCCGCTTAGGTTTTGTGCAGATATGCCATGCTTGCAACTCACGGGCTGCCAACCTCGCGAATGTTGTACGAGTAATTGCGACGCTCGCCAAGCACTGAAAGGGCCGATGCACTGCCAAGCATGTTGGTTTTCTTGATGTCAGTCTCAATCTGTTGTGCGCGGGCTTTCCACTCACGACGCTTCTGCGTGACACGCGACCAACGCTGCGCATCGCGCCGCTGGTCAAGCATCATCATCGCAGATTCGCCGATTGCCCACCACTTTAGATGGATTGGCAAACACTCAGGCGTGAACCGCACCGTGTAGATGACCTTGATTGTGCCGCTGAACTCAAAGGTGTTGTTGTCCTTGTCGTACAGGCGGTTGCCAATTTGCACGATGTTGCGGTGAGCGTCTTCGTCGCTTGGAAGAATCTGAGTGACAAGAGGCTCGTTGCTTGTGTTGAGCGGCACAAACACGAAGTTGTCGTTGTTGGGTGTGAGCGTCACCTTCCAATACGTGTTCATCCCGATGTAGGTGCTGAACAAGTCGAAGGTGTGCGTTTCGAGGTAACGCTGCGCAATCCCCTGCCGCGATGGTCCCGTTGGGTCAAGTGCAGCAACGCTGGAGTTGTCCACGAGCTGCATGACCTTCTGCACCATCTCAAGCATTTCCATTAGACAAGCACCTCGTAGTAGGCTGACACACTCGATGCGCTCAGACCTGCGCCACGCCACACGTCAATGATGATGTCAAGATTGCCGGTGTCTTCGATGCGAAACAAGCCAACGGTGTTGTCGGCGGGGCTGTGAGCAAATTGATTGGCCGACAGATTGCCAAGCAGGGCCGTGCAGAACGCGCTGGGCGTGAACGCAACGGTGTCGGCGATAAACTCGCTTGCCCCGATAGTGCCACCAGACACGCCTGTGGCCGAGCCTGACGTAAACGTGCCGGTGCCGAGGGAGATAATGGGTCCACCAGCAACCTCGTTCCCATCGCTAACACCAGCAAACCGTGCCCACACCGCAAACTCGCCAGTTGCGTTGTTTGCGTTGGACGTGAACATCATCTGGATACCGCGATGACGCAGCGAGCGTGGCTTGACGGCACCCATTCGGACAAGCCGAACGTCGTTGGTTGACGAGTATGTGCCGCTGATAGCAGCCGCCGTAGTTGTAAACGCGGCACCGCTGAGGCGGGTGAGTCCGCTTGCATATAAGTCTGACATTGAATGCTCCTACTGCGCGAATCGCGCGCGAAGACGTGAGCGACCGCGAGGACCGCCGCTGTGGGTGATTGGGCCGTTGAGAATGAACCACGAAAGGTCGGCGTGGTTGTCGCGAAGGTCTGAGTTGGTGGTAGACGGGTGAATGGTGTCTGCTAGTTGGCTCGGCGACCAATCAGAGAATGGACCGAAATTGTCTCGCTGCCAGCCGCCAAAGTCCACACATTCAACATACGGGTCGGCAACCGCAACTGCAATCGTCTGGGCGCGAATTTCGGCCCAGAATGCAGCATCACCGTCGCTGATGGCGTCGTATTGCGTGAGCAGGCAGAAGTACGGGATTGCCACGCCAGCAGCAACAGCAGCCGCTTTGTAGCGGGCGATAATGGTCTTCAATCGGTCGCCAAAGCCAGCCGTCGTTGTTTCGTTTGCGCCAAGCGGCATGAAGATGTAGTTCCACTGAAACGCGCGGAAGTCTTCAATCAACGCCTCGTCGCTGTAGGCGGCGGTGTACGTCGGGGGGTCAGCCGTGATACTTGCACCAGTCTCGTTCTGGTGGTGAACCGTGGACCAACTACCGTGGCCCTTCATGTGGCCCCAGAAGATGCCGCTGGTTTTGTCAGTGCAACGAACGGCAAAGCACGCGGGCTTGAAGACACCCGTTTCGGCTTGGTTCCATGCGTTGATTCGACCAACCGCAACTGTCGCGCCGGTGCCACGGTTGAACACGGCAGTAGAAAACGAACGAATCGCTTTCGCCTGTTGCATGTTGATAAATATGCCGCCAAGCCCCACGTTTGACCTTGAAACGCCTTGGATGTTCCAAGCGGCAGACGAATTGGTGTAATACCCAGTCAGCGATGCGCTGGTTTCTGCAATCATCAAGACTTCCATGTTCTGACTTGCATCCCAGTCTGATTCGTTTGGACCAAGCGGGCGGGCGGTCGCTTGGATAGGAGAGCCGAACACGCCAGTCGCATCGCCACTGCCTACGTTGGTGCTAGACAGGTTGAATTTGCTTGTGCCGTCACCTGGATTCTCACCGGGCCTGACAGCAGCAATGCTTGCCATGCCAGAAAGCCCCGCCGTAATGGGCCATTCCGCGCCAACGCTGTTGATGAGGTTGGTTGTTCCACCACGACACGCGAGAGGGAATCGCGACACGTAGGACAACGCCACGTTCCACCCTTGGTTGATCTGGAAGATAGAGTTGCCGACAAAGCAGGCGTTGACCTTGCCGCTCTTGAGCCGCTTGAAGTGGCCGCGATTGACGTGGGTTGTCATTACTTGTGGTCCTCAATCATTTGCACGCGGCGGTCAACCGCTTTGATTTGTTCTTTGATTGCAGCAATGTCGGCAGTCACCTGAAATTGCATGGTGATGAGGCCAACGATGCCGGATGCGATGAGAGTCGTGACAACGCCAAACACAAGCTTTTCGGTTGGTCCAAACGTCACGACCTGCTGCCCGTTGTTGTCACGCTTCAATGTCACGGCACAACCTCCACGGGCGTTGCCGCCTCGTCAACTGCTTGCTTGAGCCACGCACCAGTGCGAGTCTTGATTTCTTTGAGGTCAGCCGAAAGGTTCTCGTCAGCAGCCACGTATGCGGCATGTTCTGACACAACCTTGTCAACGGCGGGTTTGATGTTCACTGCCGACACTGTGCCTGACGCACAGCCGCCAAGAGTCACGGTGCCAACGCAAAGACTGATGGTGATGAGTTTGCGCATATTGCTGTTGTTCACTTGCTACCTGCCTTCACTTGTTCACTGGTCACGTCGTTGTCACGGGCTGCGAATAGGCCAATCATGGCAAAGAAGCCAGCGGCCACGCCTTCCCACTGGGGGACGGTGAACGGGTCGCTGTCGTAGTGGGCGGCGAGCGCATAGGCCACCGCACCCACGAACGCACAGACGCCAGCAGTCGATGTCTTCCAACTACCTTTGGGCTTCAGCATTCTGTTTCCTTTAGATTGCGGTCGCTTCGTACCAATCGACGTTGATAGCCATCTGCCAAGTGCCAGCAGCGTCCATCGCTGCCGGGTTGCGGATTGCAAGCAGTTGGCCGGGTTGAAGAACAACCGGCGCACACTCGCCTGCGTGAAACTCAAATAGCGATTCGACGTAGTTGCCAGCGGTGCCGACATGCACAAGTGACATGGTGCGAATCGGGTCAGTCTCGTAGGTGATGCCCGTGACTGTCAATGTGCCAGTCGTAGAGATGCGAATGTCACCACCATTTGCGATTAGACATTCAGACGTTGCAAGCGTCGTGTTTTTCTGCACGGGAACCAAGGCGGTTCCACCAGACGTAGCAGCACCCGAACCACGAAACAACGCAAGTCGTCGCGATGCGGTAATTGGCGTTGTGTACGTCACAATCGTCGTGTACATGATGCGGATTCGCTCGATGTACGCGAGAACCGATGAGCCGGGGTCAATCCGCATCGCAAACACGGTGGAGTTACCCGCAAGCGCAGCGGCCATTGTGCCGGTCACGCCGGTTGCGCAAAACGCAACGCCGCGCGGAATAAGCAACGTCCTAGCCGCGCCAGTCTCCACTTGAAC